TGTAAATCCCTGTACCCGATATATAAGTTAAAAAACCTAAATGTATTGTACCCGCTGAACTCCAAATACCAAAACTTTGCAATCCACTATCTATTCTTGCTGAAAATGTATACTGTTGCCCCGCTATTAAAGGCTCGCTTAACGTTGAACTAAATAATAAATAGCCTGCCGTAGTATTTGTTATTTTACTGCCGTCAAGTATATTAACCGCTCCGATTTGGATGCTGTTAATTAAAGCTTGCGAATCACTTACAGCGTTTGACCTTGCGGCGTTCGCTTTTGCTGTTGCATCAGCCGAAGCGGTGGAAATAGCTGCCGTTTGTGCAATATTTGCCTTTGATGTTGCCACACTATCGGCGTAGCTTTGGGCGGCGTTAATTGTTGCGGTTGCTTTTGTATCTGTATAAGCCAAAGGATCAGTTTCGACTGCTGTCATATCATAAACCGTGGCACTTGCTAAATGCCAAATAACCCTACCATCAGGCCCGCTAAGAGCAAAAAAGTTTGTTGAAGAAAAACCACCAGGCGAAGATGTTGGGCATTTAACTACAAAAAGATATTCTTTAAACCCGCCAACACCCGATAAATCAGTATTATAAATTAATTCAGCACCCGCATTTGAATGCCAAGTTAAAGAATACCCAACCGGGATATAAGCCATTAGCCTAGTTATGAAAATCGCACTTGCCCTGGTTGGTGTCGCAAAATGGAAACCACCCAAATAAGGGCTTTTTGGCCCTGGATAAACATCTATATTTATGTAGCAATTACTTCCATTTGGTAAATTGTAACCATAACTACCTAACCAATCAGTACCCCTGCTTACACCCACGTTACCGTTTTGTAGATTGTTGTAAATATTAATACCGTTTAATCCAGTTGCAAATTCGGGATCACGATAAAGCATTTTGCCACTTGCATAACTTAATGCAAAAGCATTTGAGGCTGCATTTGCAATTGCATCAGCCTTTGCCTGAGTTGCCTGATTTTGCGCATAAATTTGAGCGGCCGATAAGGCATTATTACCAGCTGTTGTTGCAACTGATGATGCATAGCTTTGCGCTGATGCTAAGGCGCTGGCTGAATAGCTTGAAGCCTGATTAACGGCATAAGTTTGAGTTGCAATACCGCCTGCGATAATTAAAGCATTTGTTTCAATTAAATTTGTTTTAATATAACCTCCTGAAACAATTGTATCTCCTAATTGCGCTAATTGAACTGCGCTTGAATAAGCTAAACCACCTAAACTGTTTTGCAGTGTTGATAAATTACCCTGTACTGCAGCGGCATTATTATAAGCTAAATTTGCCTGAGTTAAAGCGCTGCCTGCATTGGTTAATGCAGTGTTTGCGGTTCCCGAAATGCTGTTAATATTCGATAAAGAACTGCCTGTAAAAGTTACATCACCTTTAATTGTTCCTGTTTCTAAATTAATTTCAAGGGCACCCGATCTGCCAATAATAGCCCCCGTTTTAATTCTCGAGCCTGTAATATCAGTAATTCCAAAAGTAAACTCCGTATCTCTAAAACCATTATTTACGGGATAAATTACACCCGCTAAAAAGGTGTAAGCCCCTGCAATATCATCAACTTTATTTTGCCCTGCACTTATCAGCCAGCCGCCATTTTGATTTGATTTACTACAAACGGCATATATATAATAAAAAGTACCTGATGTTAAACCCGATTGATTTAAGGCGCTCATATTCCATGTACTGAGCCCGCCAGGGTTTGAGTATTCTAAATGTATTAATTGCCCTGCAGAAATATTTATTGCATTTGGATCTGCATTGTAATTATCAATTAATTTAACACCATTTAAAACAAAATTCTGAGATTTAACACCAACAATTGCAAGTGCGGTACTCAATACAGCAACATTAATTTTAGCTGTATCAAATAGTCCATCAGTATCAAAAATAGAACCCTCTAAGGCACGTAAATTAAAAGCAGATCGCTTTTGTTCTGCTAATGAATTATATGCAAGGTTTTTAACAATAATATTTTGCTTAATCGTGTTTGATGCATTTCTAACCGCCTGGGTATAGGTAACTGTATTCGATAAAGTTGCTGTAAAAAATGTTTGATCACTTACAAATGATTTATAAGTGTATGGGTAAGAAACTGCTGTTACCCTTATAATTTCATTAATAATACCTAAACGAGGCTCGTTTATCGTAATCTGATCACCTGGGTTTAAATCAACCCCAAAAGTTTTAACATATAATACATCAAAATTTAATGATATTTCAACCTGAGGTACAGAGTTTTCTAAAACATATTGTTGTGTTTCTGCCTCAATTTGGTTTTCGGATAACGTAACATAAGCAGCGGGCAATGAAATATTTAATAAAGCAAATTTATCACCTATTGCAGGTTTAAAAGTTGAATAAGGTATTTTAATATTTGCAGCATTTGTTTTTGCTTTTAAAGTAAAAACCTTTGTTGCATTATTGAAATTTATTATTGTGAAATTTTCGCCGTATAATTCGCCTGATAAAAAAGTAACTGTTGCCTCATCATCTAAAAGATAATCATTAACATCAAAATCAATTGTACTATCTGTAATAGTAAACTCTGTTGATGCATTAGTAACAGGGCCCACCGCTGTACAGGTAGATTCTCTTTTCGGGTAAATTTCCTCGTTTGTATAAACGTATTCTTTTACACCGTATTTTGATACGTTATTTTCTTTATAAAGCGCCCCGAAAGTCAACTGAGGGCGGGGCATATTTCTATAGTTTTTTGGTAAATTATTTGTACCACCAAAACCATAAACCCGAGTTTTTACATTTTTATCAGAAATAAATTTTCTACCAATATTATAAAGCCCTTTTCCCTGGCCCTGCTCAAAAACTAATGCGGTGTTAACACCAACCTTTTTAACAAAATTAATTTCCTTGTTATTAAAGTAATATTCTAAACCCCATTGCTCAGCAGCTTTTGATATCGCGGTACGGCAACTAAAGTTTTCGTAACTCATAAACTGCTCATCAGTAAGCTCAACAGTTCCCAAAGTCCAACCAGGATCAATAACATTTGCATTATTGATAATTAACTGTAATTGTTCGCGAACGTCACCGTAATACGGAAAACTTGCACTGCCTAAATGAGTAGCAATTTTATCATATAAAGTATATTCAGGTGCCTCAAAAATTATTTGATAAGTTAATTTATGATCAGCCTGCAAATCAGGCAAAGTGTTTATTTTAAATTTTACACCCGAAATTTTAACATAATCATTTACATCAATAGGCAGGGGATTAACTTTTTCTAAACCTGTTACAGTTATAGTGTTTTCGTTCATCAATTCCCTTTTTACAATCAATTTTTCATCAATTTGTATTGAGGCAACAACATTAAGATCAGTATTTCGGGAAATATTAAGAAAAGCCATATTTTAAAATTAAACGCCCATGCATTCTATAAACTCCATTGAAAATTGAACCCCGTAAAAAGTGGTACCCAAAAACGGTACATTTTCGGGGGCTTCAACATTTCGCGGGAAACTTTTTATTTTACATTTAACTGTAACATTATAATGCTTGCAGTAGATTGTCCTAAAGCCAGGAGAAAACAATTTATTATCCAAATTTTGCATTTTGGTGTTAAAATCAGTTACTGAATTTGCTAAAAGCCAAACATCTAAAACAAATGTACGGGCCTCTTTTTTTACAGCCGCCGTTAAATCAAACTGCACACCGTCCTCATTCCCGTAACCATATTCATAACCAGCTTTAGGCTGATTAAATTGCCTAAACTGATCATTTCCTTTTTCAACACCTAAGCCCCAAAAGGTCATAAAATCCTGACCGTCTAAAGTTCCAAAACTTGCCTCTGTACCAAACATAATTTAAATTTTATTAAGGTGTACCAAAACCCGAATTTCTTACAGCAGCAGCAGGGGTTGTACCTGAGCCTGTAAGTATTTTAAGTTCTTGTATCATTGCATCTAATTTAATCAACTGACCGTCACTATTTACAGCCATACGGCCTGTATAATCCCTAATCTCAACCTGCAATGCTACCTGCTGGGTTAATAATGCATTTTGTTGGGTTAAAGTTGCAGAATTTTGAGCATTATAAACACCATTTATTTTAACATTATCATAAATGCCCCTCATTAACCCCTCAATTGCAACACCTGTATCTTGCGATAAAGATTTTACTGATGCAGTTATGCCAGGATCATTTGCTGTTGCATTTGGATCTTTTAAAGATACACCTGTAAATTGCTCTAAGGTTTTATATTGATCATCAATTCGCTTTCTCGTTGCAATATAATCTAATTTAGCCTGCTCTATTTCAGCCTGGGTTAATTCTCCATCAGATAAAGCTAAATCAGAAAGGCGTTTGTAAAAGGCTTTCATTTCAACCTGCACAACATCGGATTCAAAAACGCTCAATAAACCATCCCTGATAATTTCGCTGTAATCATCCATTACATTCTGCAATCCCGTTTTACCCGCTTTTAAATCGGCAATAATTGTTGCTGATAAGCTTTTAACATTTGTTCCTGTTGCAAGTTCTGCGGCTGCATCAGCTGCATTTTTTAACGCCTCAGTAACATCTGCACCCTCCTCTTTAAGTTTCTTTAATTCCTCAAAAAGAGCTTTAGCACCATCAGTTAATTTACCCTGAGTATAAAGTTGCTCTAACTGATCAAAATTCATACCCTGCAAACCCGCTAAAATAGGGTTGTTTTGTTCTTTTCTAAACCAGGTAGCATGTTTAAAATCATAACCCGTAATCTGCTGCTCACCCTGCAAACGTTTTAAAGTATCAGCATAATCTTTATCAATCTGAGATTGTTGCTTTTTAAGGGCGGCGCTTTGATCTTCAATGCCTTTTAACCCAATTGCATTAATCTCTAAAACTTTTCTCTCACGCTCACGCAAAAGCGCCTGATAGGCAATTTCTCCAACCCTTACATTTTCATAGAATTTTGCAATCTCAGCACGTGCCTCAGCATTTATTTTTTTAACTTTTGAGCCTATTGAGAAAAGCCCCGCTACTGCAGAAAGGGTTTTTGTAATACCGCCCACAATATCGCCTGATGAAAAAGAGGTAAAAGCCCCAGCGGCATCAGATCCAACTTTTGCCAAATCACCCAAAGTACCCAATGTATAGGCTAACTCAGGATTAGTGCCCTCTAAGGCTGCACCAAGCTCACTAACAGATGAACCAATTTCGCCCATTGCAGCCCCAACTTTTCCAACGGTATAAGCAGTTCCTGTTAGTTCTTTAATTTCCTTTTTAATTCCAACTAACTGATTTTTATATTCAGCTAATTGATCATTAGAAAGTTTTTGTTTGGAAATTATTTCTTCAATACCCTTTTTACGATCTTTTAACTCTTTAACATAAGATGCACCTGAGCCAATTGATAAAACGCTTTTAGCATTTTTTAATGTTGCCTCTAATCCTTTTGTCATTTCGGGGCTTAAATCCTTAGCATTTTTAATTAAGTCCTCAATTACCTCAATTTCAATTTTCGCACGTTCGCGGGTTTGCTGAATAATCTCAGTATTTAATTGCTTATAGATATCAGATTTTTTATACTCCCCATCAATAATAGCTTGTATTTCTGCATCCCTATCAGCTTTTAATTTAGCCCTTTTTTCATCGGTTATTGTTCCCTGAATTTGATTCGCATAACCAGCATATTTAATTTTTACTTTGTTAATTTGATCCTCAGCACTTTCAGCAGCTAATACAGCATCAGCATAAAGTTTATTCTGAGTATCTTTTTGCTTAATTCCAAACTTATTATATAGCTCAGTTAATTTTGTTAAACGTTCGCTTTCTTTATCGTTTAAGAACTCGCCTCCCATGACTTTATCTAACAATGGGGCAATATAAGATTGCAGGTAAGCCCCAAAATTATCATAATTAGCTAACTCATTTTTTAACCTTAAATCAGCAGCCTCTTTTGAAACATCAGTTTTATATTGCTCATATTTATCATAAAGCTCCTCCTGTAAACCAATTGCAACAAGCATTTTTTGAGTGTCTTTATCAAATTTAATTGCATCTAACTCAGATGTTTTTGCCCCCGCTATTTTGCCTGTATCAACAGAGCCGCCTTTATTTTTAGGGTTTTTATAAAAATCAGCAACCTTTTTTTGAATTTTGGCATATTTATCCTCAACAGCTTGTATTTCGGCTGCATCAGCATCTTTTGTTTTCCTTGCAGATGCTTTTACCATTTCATCAATTTCAGCCTGCAACCTTTGCTGAGCATTTATATAAGTATCAACTGCCTTTTTAGGATCTTTTAACCTGGCTTGTAAAGCATCAATTCTTTTATAAATCTCACTGCCAATAGTTGCACTACCTGGCAATTTTTGTAATTCGGCAATTCTTTTACGAATTTCAGAAACAGCGGTTAAAGCACTATCTGCAATTTCTTTATTACCTTTTACCTCATTTAATTTTGCCTGTTGTAAGGCAGCCCCGATTCTTTTACGCTCAAAAGCCAAACCTGTATAAATAGATTTTACGCCTTGTAATTGCCCTTTAAATTCCTCAGTTAATTTACCGCTCCTAACACCTTTATTAAAATCATCATAAGCTTTAGCTGCATTTTTAGAACCCTCAGCAATTGACTGATAATAATTTCTTAATTCAGCTAAAGTTTTGGTTTGATAATCGTTTTTTGCAGATGCATCTAAAATTGATTGAGATTGTGCAAACTGTTTTCTAAGGGCAAAAATCTCTTTATAAGTTTTAGTTACTGATGGATCTAAACTAAAGTTAGAAACAATATACTCTCCAATGCCTCGCCTTTGATCAATTTCGGTTAACTCCCTTAATGATTTAAGTAATTCAGATGCACCCCTGATAATTGGTTGAAATATTTTTTCTGATAAGAATGAGCCCTCACCTGCAAAACTTTGCAATGTTGACCAAAAATTGTTTAATTCAGCATTTAAACCTTTGATTCCATCCGCTGCTTTATCGCCGTAATTTTTATCTAACTGATCAGCTAATTTTGGTAATAAATCAGCAGCAACAACCTGGCCTGTTTCTAAAAGTTTATTTAACTCTTTTTCGGTTACGCCCATAGCCTTAGCAGCTAAAGAGAATGCACCAGGTAAACGCTCTGCTAATTGGCCCCTCAATTCCTCAGCCTGCACATTGCCTTTACTGATCATTTGTTGAATAGCCAACAAAGCACCCTCTAACTGAGGTGTTGAAAGTTTTAAAACGGCTGATGCTTTAGTAACTGATTTAAAAATCCTTTCAGATTGTGCTAAATCAAAATTTGATGCCCTGGCAGCGGCGGCAAAACTTTTGTAACTGCCTGCAAGGGTAAAGAACTCTAAACCTAAATTTTGGGCCAAAGCCTTTAACTCAGATAATTTTGCATCAGCAGCACCCTCAGAACCTAAGATAAAAGTTAAAGGGCTTTTAATCCTTTCAAAAGCTAAAGTTTGATCTAAAATGTATTTTAATGCAGCACCTGCAGAAAGGTAAGAACCGACTAAGCCCAGCATGTTAGTGCTGTTACTTTTTATCGCGTTACCGCTTCTATTCAAAGAACCGCCCAAATTATCAAAATCGCTTCTGATTCTTCTATTGCCATTTTCGGCGGTTGCGTAAAACTCTCTTAGTGCCCTTTCAGCATCTGAAATATTGCCCCTAAAAGTTGTATTTAAACCAGCGGTTGCAGATGTAAAGCTAACATTCATTGCTCTGTTTTGAGCAATTACCTTTTTAGCAAATTGCTCATATCTGTTTTCCATTGCAATAACAGATGCCAAATATTTTTTATTATCAATATCAGCATCAAAATGTAATGCACCGCCTGCACTTTCTACGCCTGCCATAAGCTTAATTTTTTATTATTGTGGAATACTTTTCAAAAAATTCAATAACTGAGCTTTTTTTGTTTTTGGCTCATTTTTTTTAACTATTGTTTTTTCGCCTTTTTTAGCTGGCTCAATTGGATCAGGAACAAATTGAGGTGCATCAACCATCATCATATAAATAGTTAACCAGGGCACCCCATTCATTAAATAGTCATACGTCCACCCGAAACGCTCACAAATTACACCTCTTATACCAAAAGGAGTTACTAAGCCGATATTTTTACCGCTTTTAGCAGCGGGTTTTTCTCTATTTCCTCCGTTTTCGGCTGTGTCGTTCTGATCGAACCCGACATCAATTCGGTAGAGCTTATAAAATTTGCGGCATCCTCCAATATATTTATAGCTCCAATAATATCTGATAATATTTTTGAATCAATCCGCTGATAAATAAAATCTGAGAATAATTCGCCGTACTTTTCAATCATTTCATTATTGTTCAAAATAGATATTGCAACAATCTGAGCCATTAGCTTAGCATTATCTTTAACAACAATATTTTTATGAGCAATCGGGTTTTCATCAACATTCTGCATGTTTAACTGCAGTTCTAATTTAATAGCTGAAAGCTGATCCATTGTTGATAAATAAGGGGATGAAATTTTAATTTGCCAACTCTTAACACCCCGTTTATTTTTGCCTTTTACAGCCTTTAAAAATTTACGGTATAAAATAAGATTAGGGATATCAAAAAATGATTTTCTGTCAATATTAAATGTTATACCCTTGTTTAAAATTTGCTCTACAATTATTTTTCGCTCAATCTCAAATTTTTCAGCCTCTGAAACTATTTTATCTGTTAAAGCAGATAAATCAGGCTCAGGATTTTTTGTTGTTTTTTTTGCCATTGTGTTAGTTTATTTTTAATAAAAAAGGCGCTTAATATAAGCGCCTTAAATATAAAGATTTTTACCGAAAGGCTGATGTTAGGCAACAGTTTCTGATGCAGTCCATGTTGGAACGCCTGTTTTTTTAGGTTTCAAAGCAGTTAATGTTAATGCTAACAATAATTCCTGATTTTTACCCAAAGCACCTGTAATTAATGCTGAAACACTGCAACGGTTGATTGTGAAAATCAAACCCTCATCTGATGTAACTCTGATTGTTTCTTCAACATCATTTACCTCATCACCCTCAGAGTAAGTTTTTACACCGCTGGCAGTTGCAACAGAGCCGCCTCTAAGTGCTGCAAATAAATCTGTATCTGCATCTGCAATACTACAGTTTAGAATTAAAGCACCTTTCTTTTTAAAGATTTTCAGAGGGGCTGAGCTTTGCTCAATTCTTACCTCTTTTGTGGTACCCTCTGCCTCAGCAAATGAAAACGTATCCTCAGAAACGCCCCCATACTCAGTAAAAACTGTACCTGGGCCACCATCGCTTGCAATAGGTGCCCTTTCAAATTTTGCTAATCCAATAGTTACTAAGCTACCCATGATTATAAATTTAGGATTTAAATAATTTAGTTAATTTTTTGTATTGTGCATTCTCATGCTAACCCTGATATTATTGAAATACTCTTTAGTATCAGCATTTTTTAATTTACTGTTAGATATATTTGAAATGTACAAATTACCTTTAGCCCAATATTTTCCTTTATTTCCATTTAAAGCAACGGTTATTTCTCTAACCATTAA